CGCAAAAGCCGAAGCCGATGCAAAAGCCGAAGCTGATGCAAAAGCCGAAGCTGATGCAAAAGCCGAAGCTGATGCAAAAGCCGAAGCTGATGCAAAAGCCGAAGCTGATGCAAAAGCCGAAGCCGAAAATGCTGAAAGCACTAAAACAGCGACCAAAGCTAAAACGCCAGCTAAAACGCCAGCTAAAGCAAAAGCTAAAGCATCTAAAGCCACTGACACAAAGAAGGATGCTGAATAATGCAGATACCTTCTAGCTTGTCTCAAGTAGCTCAAACGGTTATTAATGCCATTAACTCTAGCGGTACATTAACTGCTGGTGGTTTAGGTGCTAACAATCGATTTGGTGCAGTCGTAGTTTCGCCAAAAGGTAAACCTTTTGAAGTCTTAAGCGTCAATGAAGAAAACTGGCAGTCAGTGTTAGGTAAGCCATGGCACCCTAGTGTCGGTACTGATGCTGATTGTTTACGCCAGTTGGGCGAGTCAGTTTCAGCGAGTGATGGTCGTGTTGTGCGTGTTGTCGCTTCTGATGCCTCGTTCCCAGTTATTCAGGCACATAATACAGGTGAAGCACAACCTACCACGGTATCAACTGATTCATATGGTACTCAGGTCGTTGCTATCTCAACGGCGTGGGCTGCTTTTTATGTGGTTGATGGCGACTCTGATCGCGTCCGTACTATTGATATCGTTAAAAATGATACAGATTCCACTATTGCCATCAAAGTAACGGAAGATGGTATTAATGGCGCTGTTGAGCTTGAAGATTGGGTTGTAAGCCTTGATGTTGAAGCTGTTGATGATGGTGGCGTTAACATGTTCATAGAAACACTTGTTAATCGCAGCTCAGTTATCAATGTTGCTTTACGTCCTGATGCTACTTTTGCAGAAGCTCAAGACTTAAATAAAGCATTCACTAAGCCCGTTGCTGGTGGCGCAATTGACGCTTCCGATATGATTAAAGCGCTTGATGTATTGCATTATTCAATGGAGTACTTAACTGCTTATGTTGCGATGGGCATGTATGACGCCACTTACCTAGCTAAGTTGGCAGATTACTCCACTGATCGCCTAATCGATAGTTTTGCCGATTTGGTGCCGTCGATTACCTATGCAGCTGCATTATTAGCAGCGCCAGCATTAGGTATCAACAACTACCATATGGCGCTATACCACTTCCCATACACTGCAAAAGATCCCTATTACGGTGGTCGTGCTATTTGGGGTTTGTCTGGCTCTGCCTTTGCCGCAAAAGCAAAAGGTCGTGACATTACAACAGGTGCTACGGTGGGTGTGCATTACTCTCCTGCTGGCGTTGATTTGGCGACGATTCAACGTGCTGATTTAATTCAAGTAAAAGGTGTAGGTATCCCCGATTACAGCGCAATGGTTGATGTTCGCATTAATAAAATTAACGTTGATAACGGACGCTTATTTATTGATGACGCCTTAACTCTGTGGGGTAAGCGTGATTACTTGCGATTCCAGCACGTAGGCTCTGTCTGTGATGAGTTTAGCAAGCAGTTTCATGCTGGTGCTAATGCATTACGCCACAAGCCAGATGGCATCACCAAAAAAGGCTTATCTCGATTACTTAACACAATCGGTGAGTCGTTTGTTACTTCGGGCGCGCTTGTTAAACCACGCAATCCTGATGATGACGGTGTTGAACCTTTCTGGTTTGAAGTAAAACAAACTGAGTTCGATCTTTGGACTTGTCGTTGGGGCTTATGTGTAACGGGTACTAACCGCCGCACGAAAGGCGAGCCTGTACTTATTAAATAAGGGGATATCTAAATGACATTATTTACACAAAGTTCATTTGGTGCAAATCCAATCATCCTACCTAAGACTGCTGAGCAGATTAGTAAAGATGAAGCGGAAGTAAAAGCAGCAGCAGAAGAAGCCTTAATGCTTGCTTCTGCTACAGAAGATGAGATGTCTTCGTCAGAAGATTACGCCGTTAAGCAATACCGCTTACAAGCTGCGTCAGTTGTTCTTGAATGGATTCATAATGGCGATAACTCTTTTGGTGAGTTTGAAGAGTTGGCGATCGGCCTTGCTGATCTCGATGATGATGGCGAAATCCAAGACGGTGAAGAAGCTCACTTTAATGATGTGATCGGCCTTATGGCTGATGCACTTGTTAGTTTTGGTGCTGGTGAAGCAGATGTGTCTGCATTCATTGATGATGAAAGTGACGATAAAGGCGAGTTAATCGCTTTCTCACTCTCTGAAAAGCTACCAAAAGCAAGCGATGAAGACGCGAGCGAAGAGCTTATGATCAACTTTATGTCTGGCGGCGAGCTAATGCTTGCAGCTGTGCAAAAGGTTATTCGTAACGGTACGGTCAAACTAGTTAAAAAACGCCCTAAAAAGCGCCGTATGTCTAGTGCTCAACGTGCTGGCCTTAAAAAAGCCCGTCGAAGCGCTCATAAAGCTGGCGCGAAGTTGAACCGTAAAAAGTCTATGCGACTTCGTAAATCAAGAGGCTTATAGAAAATGGCACGGTATGGCGTTATCAACGATAACAGCATCTCAGAAGCGTTAAAGGTTTCTGTGCAGCAACAGATTGAAGGTGACGTCACTACCGTTATTGGCTATTTGGGTGAAGGCTCAAGCAAAGACTTGCAATCTAACTGGGACAGTCCTTTTGAGGGCGATAGTGCTGGTCAGAATGCAAGTCGAGTTGCTGGCGGTGTTCAGACACTTACGCAAGGTGAGAATAACGCTGGATTAACGAGCGTTTCAAGCTTTAACAGTAAGCAAGTCTGGTCAGGTAATGCCCCGATGACATTTAACGTAGTGATGGTTTTTAAGGCATCTAGTGATCCTAAGAATGAAGTCAACAACGCGATAATGGCATTGGAGCGCATGGCTAGCCCTGAGCTGAATGAAAATTTTGTCGGTGGTAGAACACCACAATCGATAACGTTAAACATCGGTAGAACAAACCTATACACCGATATTGTTATTGAGAGTGTTAGCTCTGAGCTTGACGCATCCAAAACCGATGAAGGCTACTTTTTATCAAACACGGTCACATTAACGTTAACCGCGAAAAACGTGATCAATCGCTCGCGCATACAATCAACATTTAATTAAAGGTAAAGAAAATGGCTGCTACCGAAGGTAATAAAGGCTTTGTTAAAAGGCTGTATAACTCAGAAAAGGCAATCGGCACAAAACTAAAAAGTAATGAATTTAAGTTCACTATCGCTGGTTATGAAGGTTTAACGGCAATGTTCCGCACTGCTCAATGGCCTAAAACGCAACGTGAAGTTATTGACGAAAAAGGTCATGGTGGTGTGGGTATTCCAGAATACGGTATGCTTCAAAACAGTGGTGAGATTGTTGTTACTGCTGTTGAAAACGTAAGAGGCGACTTACTCAGCGCCCTTCGTGGTATTATCGAAAGAGCTGAGAAGGTCAACTGCACCATGGAGGCCGCGCCAGAGTCGACAGAAGGTGAGTCACCAGAAGCTTTAGTTCGTAACTTAGAAGACTGCTTATTGACGTCAGATGCCTTTGATGGCTCTACTGATGACACAGCAGCACTTGTTAAGCCGTCTATTACAATAACTTACGGCTGGGCAGAATAACCAATGACTCCAAATCAATTATTATCGCTTGTTGTGCTGGGTTTCCCTATTTTATTAATAGACGATTCAGACCAATTGGAAGCCATTCTTTTACGGGCATTAACGACTTATCAAACTAAGTTCGGTAAACGTAAATCAGTAAAGATTGATGTTGATTTGGAGTCGGGTTTATCAAGTTCTTTGCCAGATGATTATCTACAGAGAATTTGCTTAACCGATGGTGTGGGTAATGGCTATTATAGCCAACTCACTCAAGTCAATGAAGAGAAATACCTTGAGGTAGAGGTTGATGCTCAATTTAAAGCGCCAGCTACCTTGTTGTATTTTGTTGACTTGGCTGGCATGGATCATAGTGAAGATGAACTGCCACCAGAAAGCATCCCTATGCTGCAAGATTATTTAGATGTCTTGATACGTATTCCTAACAACGAAGTTAAATCAGCCTTAGCGGCGCGTGATGAAATAGCTGATCCAACTATTGAAGATAATGCCACGCTTTTAGCAAGAAAACTTGAACTAGAAAAAAATATGGTTGATTCCGCGCCACCACTACCACTATCGAGCTTTAGTTAATGAGTCAAGATCCCCTTTACAGGTTTCGCCGAGCTGCTTATAGAAAGCACCGAGAGCAGAAATACATGGAAGGCTGGCAATTTAAGGTTGTTGTGCCCAGTAGCGCTATAGATTTTGATTTGTTCGCTAAAGACATTAGCTATGGCGCTGTTGAAATAACGACAACAGAGAAGCGTGTCGGCGGTAACGTGATGACGTCACCAGAAAGTGCTGCCCCTGTTATTTTGGGCGTTACGATCCGAGATAACGAAAGAGGTGACTTTGCTACATGGTTCGATGAGCAAGCTGGCAAGATATTCAACTCTAACGGTACTAAAAACTTATCTCACACGTATGAGTTTGCCATAGAGATCCACACGTTACTTAAAGATGGTAGCACTGAGTTACGCGAGAGCTGGGTGGTTTTCCCTACTCTGCGAGGTGACAGAACGGAGAGCGTGGACGAGTTAGGCGCTTATGTATCTTATCCAATATCTTTTACTCAATCAGACTCATTAGGAGGTGGCTAAAAATGATTATCCCAGCCTTTACATTACCAACAGATAAAAGCAAAAGCATTACCTTTGATGTCCCTACAGTGCAAGTGTGCGTCGATTTCGCAGACTTATCGCCAGATATGGAGCAAGAGATAGCGACACGCTATTTAGACCGCTTAAATACGACTTATGACGCTGCTAAGCCAGAAACGTCATCATTGTATTGGACGGCTCAAGATAGAAAGGCGGCAATCTTTTGGATTTACTTGTATGTAACCGAAGATACTTCAACGTTGATCACTTACAAGTGCGGCTGTGGTGATAAGCACCATGTTGATTTTGACTTGCAGTTATTAGGCGACCAAGTAACGACTGGAAGTATTGAAAAGTCAGAAGTATCTACACTGGGGGAAAAGCTAGAGTATCGCATTACACCATTATTCGGATGGGCTGAGCAGCACTTAGAAGAGATGCGACTTTGCATTGATGAGGAAGCTACGCAAAAACAAAAGACCGAGATCAAAGTGATGCGTGTTTTATTGCAGTTTCTTCCTATTGATATGGTTAATAAGCCTGTGCCTGAATTGATTGAGCGATTAGAGTCATTAAAGGAAACTATGACAGTAATGGAGTTCGAACGGATTTCAAAAGAAACACAAAAGTATAACAAAAGAAACACCTTTGGACTTCCTATGAATGTCAACAGTGTGGGTGAGATGTCGGCTATCACGCCTGCATTTGATTGTACAAATGACGATAAGGAGGTAAGTGCAGCTAATAAGACTAGAGTGCATATGCCCTTTCGGTGTCACGACTACATTGCAAAGATTTAGCGGTGCTGGTTGGCAAACAATAATAGAAAATTTATGTATTAAAACTATCCCGAATCAGCCTATTGACTCAGTGCTAGCGAGTCAATTTCCGTTAATTGTTGATTTGAATACTGTGGTTGTTGATAGGTCTAAAAAGAAATGAAGATAAACGATAGTAATACAGAAGCAGAAACCAATATAAGCAATGCTCAAGCTGAAATTATTAGTGTCGGCAGCGCGCCTATATCAAGTGTTGAGGCAACAAGTGAAGTAGAGCGAATAGCTAGCCAGATTGAAATGTCAGCAAAAGAGCAGCTCGACAAGCTGGGTGATATTGAGAAGGCCATTGTCGGACTATCGCCAGCGGTTGAGCTTAAAAGAACCACTGCTGCTTTTGAGTCAGTCGATAACAGTAAAAAAAATAAAAACAGCATTGTTGCTGTTGAAAACAACCAGCAAGCCAAAGAAGCAGTAAAGAAAGCTGTATCGGCTGAAACAGTTTTATCATCACCTAGAAAAACAAGAAGTAAGGCCGACAACAAGCAGATCGTTGTTTCAGGAATTGACACGCCCAAAAGCAAAATAAACTCAAGCAAAGAAAAGGTTGTCAATAATAACACCTCTACTTCTGAGCGTATTGTTACAACCGAGGCGATAAAAAACACTAAAGCACTCACCAGTACCGCTAAGTCATTAGATGGCTTATACAAAGATGAGCGTGATCGCTGGCGTAATCAAGACGGTAGTTATGCATCAAAAGAAGCGATTGCCCAGCAAAAAGAAAGTAACAAAAGCGAAGATGATGACAAAAAAGGTCTGCTAGGTAGACTCGTTGAGGTGGCGGCTGGCAACAATGTTGCAGAAGACGGAAAAGGCGCATTAGGACGTATAGCGCTAGGCTCATTTTACGATATGGGTGTTGAGGCGATGGACATTGCTTCGGATGCTAAAGGCTATGCTCAAAGGGCTGGTGAGACATTTAAAAAAGGATCTTCTGATACTGACGATAAAGCAAGCACTCCCACTGAAAAAGCCGTTGTCGACAAGGTAAAGTCAGACGATGTTATCAAAGGGAAAGTTGAAGAAAAAGACGATATAAAAGGCGAATTAGATGAGCAGACCTCACTATTAAAAGAGATTGCAGACAAAGACTTTGGCGGCGGCGCTAGTAGTTCAATACTTGATGACTTGACTGATTTTTCAGGCTCTAGTAAGGGTAAGGGGCGCAAAAAAGGTAAGCGTGGTCGTATTGGTAGAGCTTTTGATAAATTAAAATCAAAATCTCCTAAGCTCGCTAAGGTGAGTGGTTTCTTAGGTACTGGCGTAGACAAGGTAAAAGGGTTATTTGGTCGTGGCGCTGCTTCTGGTGCTGCTCAATCTGCTGGCGCTGGCTCTAAAGCATTAAATTTTGCTGGTAAGGCATTATCAAAATTAGCGGTTCCTTTGGTCGTGGCGACAGCTGGTTTTACAAAACACCAAGAGTTAAAAGAACGCGAAGATCTTAGTGACAATCAAAAAAACACTGTTACCGCCTCTACTGCGGTAGGTGCTGGTGGTGGTGCATTGGCTGGTGCGGCGGCTGGTGCAGCTGTCGGCTCGCTGGTGCCGTTTGTTGGTACGTTGATTGGTGGCTTGATTGGTGGCGCGCTTGGCGCTTGGGCTGGCTCTGAGGGTGGCTCCATGGCTGGTGAGGCTGTTGCTTCAATGATGGAGAGTCCCGTTCAATCGGTAGAGTCAGTAAAGAAAAAAACGAATGCAGAAATTGAGCTGAATAATCCTTTTGGTGGGGCTACCGAAAAAAGCAAATCTAAAGCTACCTCAACCGTTGCCTCTACATCCGTGGATTTCTCGCCCGTAAATGGTAAGGCTCAGGGTGTTAACGGATTACCCCTGCAATCAAGCGAGGATAATAAGTTAAAAGCTTTGTCAGGTGCTTTAGCGCCAGCAGTTAACGATTTCAATCCTGAGTACGTCGAATCGATAAATACAACAAGTAAAAGTAAGTCGACAACCAACAATAACGCTAAAGAGTCTACAGTGGTAAGTAAGCATGATCCTGCGCTTATTGATGAGATGAAGAAGGTAAATAATCATCTAGCCAAGGCGAGCCAACAGGCGTCCAAAAAAGACAATAGAACGAGCGCCATTCCTTACACTATCCCTAAGTCATTTGATGACACTTATTTAAAGTCTTTAACCATGGATCTTCGCTAAATGAAAGAAATCGATTTTTTACTAGAGGTTAATTCGCTGGGTGTCATTACTTATGACGATGAACAGGCGGCTATCAATAATATTCGTGAGTGGGTTTTAACGCCTATGAATGATATATACGGCATGCCTTCATGGGGTAATCAATTCCACTTGTTTAGGCATTACCCAGCAAACGTAATATTAGAAATGCAAATAGAGGCGCATATTGTCATTAAGCTACCGATAGATATTCCTAGCGTGGTGATCACTGGCATAAAAGTGGTTGCTCAAGGTATTGATGACATCGTTGTAACAATAGGTACGCCTCAAGGCGCTATCACACAAAAATTAGCGGAACTGTAAGGTAATAAAATGCTCAATAAAGACGAAGTAAAACAAATTTTTGAAGATAACTTAAACCCACAGCCATGGTGGGCTAAGATGGTCGGTTCGCAATTTTCTAACGGCATAATTAACTTTATTTCACAGGTGGTTTATCGCTGTTTATCGTTAGTGAGTAGAGAGCTTGCCGAGGTGCATTTATCGCTTGCAATCAGAGCCTCAAGCATTCTTGCAGCGGCAGAGAATAAAGGCTATGTACGGGCTAAAATAACCCCTTCTATCGGCGCAATCACCCTTGTTAACAGTGATGAGTTGGCGATATTTGTCCATGAGGGCGCGGTATTGACATCAGCGGAAGGTGTGGGTTATGTGACGAGTGAAGCGGTTAATATTTTGGCAGGGCAGTCAGCTACCGTGCAAATAAAGCAACTAGTCAAAAAACGAATTTCTCAGGCTGTTGCTGGTGATACTAAATACCTTGAGGTTCAGCTATCTAAAGAGGATTCAGCAAAGACGCATAAACTTGATGTATTGATCGATGACGGCGGTACAGCAAAATGGACGCGTTCATTCTTGTTTCGCAGCGGTACGCCTACAAGTAAGTTTTACGTAGAGTTTTACACGCCGAGTGAGCAGCTAGGTGTTAGGTTTGGTAATGGCGTGATCGCAAAGCAAGTGCCAGACGGTGCAACTGTGCATTTAGATGCGTGGCTAACCGAAGGTGAAACAACATTGATCACAGGGCAGACGCTTTCTTTTAGTGATCCTAGTTTTAATAAGGTAACAGCAACCACCTCTTCACCTATTGTCGGCGGTTTGCCGCAGGAGTCTATAGAGAGTGTGAGAAAAGGCGCGCTATATTACTCAACGTTTAACGGCGAACTAGTATGGAGTGGCGACTATCGTGGCTATATCTCTTCGGCTTTACCAACTATTGAATGGATTAATGCATGGGGAGAGCAAGAGCAAGAGGCAGATACAGGTTTCTTGGTTGAGAATATAAATAAAGTTTTTATCTGTGCATACTCTCGCGTTTTTACTCAACCTGAACTTCATCAGCAAATTCGAGCTTTATTTACCGAGCAAGAGCTTTTTAATTTAAAGCTAACCTTTATCGATGTAAACCTAGTGCCTTTGCCTATCACACTGACAGGCAAGGTAGCTGCCCATGAGGACTTGTCAGCAATAGAGGCTACGCTTTCTGCTGATATCACGGCTAAATATGGCGAGAATGCGCCAATACGCACCGACGAGAGTGGTAACTTGATAGAAATCAAAACGAAGGATTTTTCACGCTTCGTTGATGATTTGGGTTTGCTGGTTGATTTTGAATTAGCGATCCCTGCGCTGGCAACGCCGAGAAAACTACCTGATTATCGTTATATTGATGTTTCCACTTCCACTATAACGATTGAGCGATAATTATGAGTAACACAGACTGGATATTAAAGCGTTTATCTACGGTTAAGCAAAATAGTGAGTCGTGGGCGCAATTGGCTAATGCATTACAGCAGACGGTTGATAATGTGTTAGAGCCTGTATTAACTAAATTCACCTCTATGCGATCATTGTTCACGGCCTCTGATGAAGATCTGGCGCTCCTAGAGGATGATTTAGGGGCTTTCTTTCATGTTGATAGGACTCTTAGCGGAAAAGATAAGGCTATCGCCATTATAGCGCGTCAAGATGATATTAATTATAAGTCGACACTCAAACCGATACAGGACAGGCTAAGTCGTGAATTTCAAGGGCTTTCTGTGCAATGGTTGCCTTTGTACGCGCACGCTACGTTAGTGCAAAACCCTTACGGCACATCACTGTTAACCGAGCTGCAAATTAACGATGCTGGCGCGTCAATAGATGACTACTTTTTAACATCAAGAGGTATCGTCAGGCTTAATGCGATTGATATCCTATCACTGGGTTACAGCCTTACTGAGTTTTCCAGTATTTTACGTGAAATCATCGAAGGCTTACGGCCTATACATATCGTTTATGATGGCGAAGAGGTGTACTTGCTGTATTCCATGGCTGACGTACCTGAAAGTATGGGTTTACCCGTAAGGAGTATTTTTAGGGACTATCCACCTTCGCCAGATGGAGATGTTTTTACAGCCAGTAGATTGATCACACGCCAATTTCAAGAGCTAACATCTACATGGGATAAGAGTGAGTACTTTCACTTAGATGACTTGCCAGCTGATATTTTTCCTATGGATACGCCATTAACTGCATATGGTGAAGTTTACTAAATATTGATTTAGGAATAAAAAAGTACTGTGTAATAATCTGTACTAACAAAATAACTAAAGGCTTAAAAATGTCTAGTGTATTCGCAAAAGCTATTCTACTTGATAAGTATTACGAGCTTAGAAGTAAATCCGCCCTCGACGGTGGAGTGAATTTTCAATTTGGCAGTTTTCGGATGGGGCACGGCTTCTTGAATGGCGATGGCACTATTGCTGACATTCCATCAACAACAACCGTGTTACCTAGTGTCTTTCATACAGGTGTGCCTGTATTGGCTTATGCAAATGGTCGCACAGCAATTAATTGCTTAATGCCAGCTGGCACAATTGGAAGTTCTGAAACAAAAAAATTCTCACTTATTGGTCTTTACGACAAAGTAGGCGATGAGTTGATAGCGATACTTGCTGGTGGCGAATTAGATTTAACTAGTGTCGACAAATTGGAAATTGCTTCCTATATCGATAATGCACTTAGCGCATAGGTGATAAATGAATTTTGACGACTTTTCTGTATCTGTTCCTAGCCGAGTTCAGGCACTAACCCAGTCTTTTAATCGTATACTGCGTGGCATTGTGCCAGCAGGCATACAACAAGGGTTCGGCGTTTCATTGGCTGGCGGCTTAATGGTTGATGTTGGTGTTGCTGGTGATGAATCTACCGCGACAGTGGGTTCAGGTAAATATTTATTAACCGTTCAAGCAATCGGCATTAAAACTATAACATTACCGATTGGCAGTAGCACGATTGTTGTTGAAGCGATTTATATTGACAATCAACCGACTACTTTTGACGTAAAGCAGATCCCTACTGGTAACGTTACGGCTGAGCACGTAATTCTTGCTGATTTTGTCATACCGCCTGCGACTGTGACTATTGCGGCTGGCATGATGGATTTAACGCGCCGTTTCAATGCTGGCTTTGCTAAAGCGTCACAGGTGTTAACTAATGTTCCGCTTGGTGCGAAATTTACCGATACTGTAAGGGCTATATCAAACAGTGTTACCTCAACAAGCACTTCAACAAGTGCAAGCTCAGCGGCAGTAAAAACGGCTTATGACAAAGGAGATGAAGCAATGTTACTTATAAATTCTGCAAGAGTAGTTGCGCGTGGTCTTACTGAGGTTGCAGGTGGGGGTAAAGTAACGATTGTTATTCCAGCCGTTGATATGGATAAGTCATTTATTATTGACTCATACCTAAATGGCGCGGCCTCTTTGACTGCTTCGGGTAGTCCACATGCAATATCGGGTACTGCGCGACTTATTTCAGCAACACAAGTTGAAGTTGAGGGCGGTAAAAAGATCGGTTTTCACAACTCAGTAAACCCTAAAGTCAACTGGACGGTACTAACAAATGACTAATTTTTATTATGCACAAATAGACGAGCAGAACATTGTATTAAGTATTTTAGATTACCCAAGCGAAGTAATAGAGCCTGGTTATATTGAAATATTGAGTTTTACCAGCGCGGTTGTTGGTCAAAAATATAATAAAACCACTAACAGTTTTTTTGATGTGGTAGTGCCTGTTGTAGAAGTTATTTATAGGAAAATAACCGTGGCGGCTTTGTATTTACGACTTGGCACAAAGTTACCTGAGTTGTTGCAATTGGCTGATGTTTTGGCAAATCAGGGAGATTACGCCTTAAAGGCTGATTTAATGCGTATAGATAAACTAGAGTATTTTGATCTTGATGAACCAACGGCAAAACCAAACTTTTTGGCAACGGGAAAATTTACCAGTAATGAATTAGATGTGATGTTTAGAAATGCCACTTTTAATGAAGTACCCGAAGCGTTGAAGTAATAGCCGTTATGTTAAACGAACCTGAATTGAAATTTATTGGTAATGGTTGGGCGCTATTAATAAGCCCGTTAATTACCCCATGCGGAACAATACCGGAAGATTTTAAAACCGATGGCTTTACCTTGTTTTGGTTTTTGCGTTGGTTTCATAATCCATTTGGTAAAGGGTTAGCTGCTGCCATTTGGCATGACTTTGCCTTAAAGCAAAATAACCCTCGTGCCCATATACAGTTTTATCGTTTATTACGCATTGATAATGTTAACAAAGACAAAGCCATGATTATGTATATTGCGGTTGTTAACTATGCGCGTTTTAAACAGCTTTATTACGGTGTATTACATGCAATTTCCACTAAGTTTTAATGCTCAACGCAGTGAGTTAGAAAACCTTTGCAAGCAAGTTAACGCCCTTGCTGTGCATTGCTATGAAACGAATAAAGCCTTAAGCAGTGCCTAAGGCGCGATTTTATTAGCCAATGCTATTGAAGGCACTAGCCGAACCACAAGATCAAGCAATTGGCATGCAGTGGTATGTTAATCGGGTAGAAAAGGGGTGGATTGCGGCGTGGGTGCATGATCGTTGTTATGATTTGGCGCTCAAGACGAAAGAATGGGCTGATCTACTCTTTTATAAAAATCTGCGTCGATGCGGCGTTAAGAAGTCCAAAGCAAGAAAAATGTACTGGGCGGTTAAAAAATACGGTAGAGGGAATTATTAAAAGTAAGGTCGCTATTGCGGCCTTTTTTATGTCTGTTGATTAATTCCCCTTGCACGTTTCCTATCACCCCAATAAAAACAATACTTATAGCGTATTGTTTTCTTTTTGTGCTATCGTATAGGAAATGATTATTTCCAATTAGGTTTTATGAGCGAAGAATTACAAGTTAAATGGGTGTGGAATGTGCCAGATTTACGCACAGTTAAACAGCCTGAAACGCTAAGCCCTGATGAATTCATTGATTTAGTTGAACGTATTGATAATGAGCGTTTAGATGCGCTTATTTGTGCGCGTAACCAAGCAATGCTTTGGATGAGTTACGGTAGTTGTTTTCGTGCTATCGAGGTTAGCCAATGGAAAGTAAAAGAGGCGCTTTATCCTGATGGTTCGCTAGTACACTTAACCAGATTGCGAGCAGAAGCCACAAAAGGTAAATACCCTGCCATTGCCCCTATTGTCATAGATGAACAGCGAGAATACGTTAACAGGTGGCTAGATTATCGCGTTAAGCACTGTATTAAGCTAAATAAAGATGGTGACGAGCAATACAGAGGCTTAGATCCTGAAAGCCATGTATTTCTGAGTAATTGGCGCGGTACTTGGCAAAATTTCTCATTAACCAAAAAAGTGAGCAAGGGCAAAAATTACCTTGTTGCTACGGCAGTGCAAAACCTACTTAGTAAGCTTTATAAAAATTATGGCTTTAGTAATTCAAGTTCGCACACTGGGCGGCATAGTATGGCTAGACTTGCTCAGAAGCTACTAAATAGAAAAGAATTAGACACTGATCCTATAGTGCAAAATTTATTACATCATAGGGACATTAAAAGCCAACGCGACTATACAGACGTTGATTTTAACCACATTAGAAAATGCGCTAAAGAAATGTTTCCGAAGCCAAAGAAAAGAGGCAGAAAGCCAAAAAATGACTAAAGAAGAGTTTAACGCATGGGCTGAAAAATACAGTCTTACCATTGAGCAAGCGGCAAAAGTGCTAGGCACTTCAAGAGCTAACGGTTTTAAGTTTGCTAGTGGTGATAGACCCGTTAGTAAGCCTGTTGCTTATGGTGCTGAAACAATTGATTTACTATCTAAAAAAGAAAGTCTCAAATTGATACAAAAAAGGCTTGCATAGTCTCAAAATGAGACTATAATCAATTCAAGTTAATTAATTGAGTGCAACAGAATGATTAAGGTTATTTCAAAAAAGAATATTGAAAAGGTCAATGCTGTATCTAGTGAGATACTAGCGCTACTTAAAGCTAAGAAGTTTTTCTTTACTAGCGAATACAACGCTGACGAAAGAATCAAAGCCTCATGTGATTTGTTTTACTTAAACGATGCTATTGAGGGTTCGCGTTTTCAGAGTGTTAATACAGAATGCGCAGATGACTTGAAAAAGCTTAAATTATTAACTGTTAAGCTGTTCGCTCTTTTGAGTAATCAACGCAAATTCACTCTAGCAAAAATAAAAGATTACGCTGCTGATATAAAACCAAGATTATGCCGTGAGTTGGTTGGTGATCTTGAAGACCTTTATATTCTTGGTGAAATCACTATGACTGACATTAAGGGTGTTTACGACACGCTAAACAAGCCTTTGCCTAAAAAATACAACAAGCCTGAAATGTCTAGCGCTGCAAAAGTTATTTATTCAGCGATAAACAAAGCTATCAAGGAAGATGCACAGACAATCAGAATAAATTCAATTGCTCACTACAATAAAATGGTTAGTTTGATTGATCCTGACGGTGAATTTAAAACGGTTAAAAAGTTCTTTTATGCAGGTAGAAAAAAAATAGCTGATATGGGCGCGTTAAGGTTATGTATCGCTTGCAAATTCGATAATGAAAAGTTTTTAAAGCTTATTGATGAAAATTTTGCGGAGTGCGTTAACTACGCTGCAAGTAAGGTTGCTGACTATCACAGAGAAGATAAAAAGCCTGCTGTTAAAGTAAACTCTACTAGCGTAGGCGGCAAAGGTTTTGATGTAAGGTTAGAGCTTGATGGGCGAGCAATGTATGTACGCGCAATACCTGTTGAGGGTTATTATGTGCGCTTCCATTATCGCTACATTATCACTTAATAAATTAATTAAATGGGCGCTTAGCGCCCTATGGGAAACGGGAATTATTATGGCGTATGTTCATGAGTATATAGGTTATGAAGTTATTGATGGTGTTAGGCACTATCTAAGCAAGGATAAAACTTTGGTTACAGATAAAAAATTAGCTGTTCAAAGTGCAAGTATGATGTATTTCATCGAGCGAAATTTAGAGCCTGAAAGGGTTAAAGTTGAATTGGATTAGTTGATTTACTCCATGAGTGATTTATTTATCACTTATGCGTAAATTAATTAAGTAGGAAACGGCAAATGTCAGATATCAATTGCCCTTATTGTGGCGCAGAGAACGAAATTAATCACGATGATGGTTATGGTTACGAAGAAGATCGAAAGCATGAGCAAGATTGCGTTAGTTGTGAGAGAGAATTTAAGTTCACAACATCGATAATGTTTCACTATGAAGTTTTCTGTCAAGACGGTGATCATGATATGGAACAGCCTAGTGATGATCATCCCGATTTTTACCACTGTAAAAAGTGTGAATTTAGCGAAATTAGACGATAGGAAACGGAACGATGGGAATTGAAAATAACATTAGCCTTGATAACTTCCCCGAACAAGGTGCTTGGTTAAATCGAAAGGTTAAAGTTTGCTTTAATTACGATACTAGCAAAACGATTTTAGGCACAATTATCCGTGAAGATGTTTCAGGTGCGGGGCTTATGATTATTAACTTAGATAATGGGCGAACAGTGATGTCTACTGAGTGCCAATATCAACTTTTACCAGTATAGGAAACGGCTTTTTATGGCTAGACCAAAAACAAACGAATTACCTAGAAGTGAACAACTAAAAGTTAACCAAAGAAAAGCTCAAAAAGCTAAAAAAGAAAAAGGAAATGTTCGTTTAGAAATTTGGTTGCCAGAAAAACTACGTGATGAATTAACAAACGAAGCGAAAGATAAAAATATCAATAGAAGTGTGTATGTTTTATCTCTTATTGAACAACGAACTTAAATGGGAAACGGCTTTTATGGGTATTAAAGATAATTACGAAAGAGCAAAAAAAGACTATTACAGGTTGCGTGAAATCTGCGGTCACGACATAAGAGATTATTGTGGAGCTTGGTGCAACAACGATGTTTTAACATCAATGTTAGATAATCCGACAAAAGCGAATGCTTACAAGCATTTTTCAAGTCTTATCGACCAATACTACAGTGATGGCTTTGGTGATACCGACAGAAATATTGTTGTCGGTCAATTCGATTTATCAAATGATGAAGTGAGTGCGATTTTTGAACGAAATGGCAATATTTAACGTATAGGAAACGGCTTTTGCTAATGGCATTTTTGATAGTGTCATTTACAAAAGCAACGAGGTGTTCAGCAGGTTCTAAAATGCTTTGCAAATAACAGAGAACCGCTAGAGAGATTTAGCTTTAATGACTCTAATAAAAAATAAATGCAACTTCCGTTATCCGTATTCTATAAGTGCTAGAAATCGGACTGAGGTAACAGTAAACCCATTGAAAGCGACAATGTAAATCGTCCTTGCGTAATCAAGTAAAACTACAACCTAATTTAATATAGGAAATGGCTTTTTATGGCTAAAAGTATAGGTCAAATATGTGACAGAAGTGTCAAGCTAGCTAATGAATCAATCCGTGTTCATGCTGAGATACAAAGTTATTGTGATTTGGTTGCTCAAAAGTATTTAAACGACACTGGATTTAGCTTTTTTTCATTGCCCGATCCAATTGTTGAAGTGGTTTTTTATGGAGGTGTAAAGCCTGAATGCGGTTGGGTTTCTTTTATAAAAACCGAAGTGATCGCAGAGTTAAAGCGACTCAATGATTTTTATTAATTAACGTATAGGAAATGGAACGATGAAAATAGTTATTGATAGTTTTCAAAATAACGAGGAAGAAATTGAATCCTTGATGGAATTTTTGCAGTCAAATCAGATTAACTTTGATGTTCAGCAAAGCGAATGTCCCGAACCAAAACAGCAATAGGAAAAGGCAAGTGGAAATATTAACTCAAATTTGGGGTTGGCTGTGCATCTATTCAGCTATTGCGTTTGTAACAATTCACATTCTACCGAAGCCAAAAAATAGAAAGGAAGCTGCTTTTCAATTGTTACTATCTGGTCTTGTGGGTTGGGCTTGGTTTTTGTTTATTGAAACACCTAAACATTTAATTAAACGAGTATAGGATATGGAACATGGAATATAACGTAGTAGCAACAGGTCAAGTTAAAGTTGATGTTTACTGTGGTGATAGCTGTCAAGAGCATAAACCATACATTGAAACGCAATGTGAAGGTGATATGGCAACAGAGCAAATGGACGATTTCTCTTTTAATGCTAAGAGATTTCCTGTTGGTACAAAGATAACCGTTGAAGTGCCAACTTGCCCAAATGATGATTGTGAATTAGATGCTGAATATCAAGACGAACATAACAAATGTGAGTGTGGTTTTGATTGGAAAGTTTGGGCAGAAGAACAATATTCTTAATATAGGAGACGGACACTTATGAAAAAGGTCGTTTTAAGTCTAGGTCTTGGCTTAACAAGTAGCTCCATGGCTCAAGCTGTTAATGATTTACCCATGCCAAAATGTTTGACTGATGACAAAGTCAATCACCGTGAAAAAAGAAAGCGTAAGCAACGGATTAAAGAGCTAGGTCGCAGACAAAAACGACTAGATAAATTGAATAACTTAATATAGGAAATGGCTTTTATGGCTAAACGATTAATACCTTTACCTTGCCCCTTTTGCGGTAGTGATGAATTCGTACAGTCTTACTGTAATGGTTGGCAGCTTTGGTCGGTTTCATGTGCTACCTGTAAAGTTAATATGGAGCAAGAGGGCGGTGGTTGGGTTAAAGAAAAAGATGCTATCAATTGTTGGAATAATCGAAATTCAAACGAAGCTGTTAAGCAATCACTGTTCAAAATTGGCAAAGAAATTAATTCAGAAACACGAATGACTAAACAAGCTAAAAGCTTCGCTGTTGCAATAGTTCTAAACGAGCTTAGTGACATAGAAAATAGTCATTCTCTTAAGTAGGAAACGGCAATGAATAGAAGGCTTTTCAAGCAAACAATCACGGTTCAAGGCATGTGTAGCCAATCAGATGTTAACGGTAAGAAAACTTTAGCCGCGCAAGTTAACGTGGTCACTTTACTAAATTCCGTGACCGTAGGTAGCGGAACACCAAGCGGCAAAGCCCTTGCGAAAAATCGCTGTTTAGAATATTTGTTAGAACCTGATAGTGACATTATTTTGCCAGTGATCAACGTAAGAGTTTCACAGTGCGAATTAAATCAACATGAAAACAATTTTGACACATTATCGTTTGAATACGGGAGTGCGGAAGCAGTAACGGCTAATGACTCTTTTAATCATCATTTAAGCGCTCTTGCTAGTATCTGTAATTATGATATTGAGTTACCCGAAGATAAAGATGAAGAATACGTTTTAACTGAAAAAGATAAGTTAATGATAGAGGCAAAAACCCTTGTGAAATCGCTTGATGTGGTTGTTGTGTTTATCTTTGAATCTTAATATAGGAAATGGCTTTTAATGAAAAAAATCAATAATAAAGCGCATCAAGAAATAGCTGAACGCATTGAAAAGCTTAATAGTAACTTGGAGCAAGTGGCTAACTTCAAAGATGAACTTGAAGAGTACATGAGAGCAAAAGTAGCTGAGTTTAAGGTGGACGGGTTAACGCTTGAAGAGTTCACGGACAAGCACAATGAACTACTTGAAAACACTCACTCACTAGTAACCGAGCAAACAGGCAAAATTGATTGTTACATGGCAGACCGTAGCGACAATTGGCATGACACTGAAAATGGCGAAGCCACTCAGGAATGGCTTGAAGAATTACAATGCCTTGAGTCAGTTCTTGAAAGCCAAGTCGATTTTACTTGTGTAAGTGTTGCTTTTGACTGCCCTGATTTAGAACCTTTTGAAGTGCCACCACAACATCGTGACGGTGACGTTTAACACTAATTATTTATATAGGAAATGGCAATTATGACTAACGAATCAGAGGTACAGTTTGCTTTATGCGGTCAATGTGGTGCTAATGATTGTGATTGCGAGCCAGTTATCACATATCGCCTCATTGATAAAAATTACACTCGTCATGGTCGTGGAAAAGAACACGCTAAATTCATGATTATCGAAGATGGTAAAGAGCTTGGTTATTTATGGATGTCTAACGAGAATATCAAAGAAAATGCTGAAAATAATCCATCACAAAAAGATGTGTTATTTACTGGTTTAATTTAATAGGAAACGGCTTTTATGAGTAGTCAACGCAAGGTTTCAATGGTTGAATTTGAGGACGGTACTGTTGAAGTACTGATTTACCCTCAACGTGTAAAATATGAATTTGAATCATGGGAAGATGCGCGCTCTGCACTACCTGATCTTGAAGAGATGTAATATAGGAAACTTTTGTTATGGATAACTTACAATATGAATATTGCGAACAAGCCGAACAATATCGCTGCTTTACCCATAAGATGAATTTAATAACATTTAGTGGCTTTGGCAAAACAAAAGAAGCAGCCAAGGCCAGCTTTGTTCTCAAGCAGCCAAAACTTTCAACTGGCGAAGTTAAAAATACTGATGCAACAACTAAATACGACGAGGTAGTGATGACCGAAAGCACAAATAAGCAAATCAATGTTATCGAGGGCGCTGTAAAGGCGATGTTTTTTCTTTCGAAGGTGGTGCCTGTTTACATTGAGAGTAATGCTGGCGCAGGAAGAGAAGCATTAATAAAGGCGCTCAAAGCAAGCAATCAAGACATTGAAATTGTAGGCGACAATCAGCCGCTAACAAGCAGCAAAAAGACTTACCTCATCGATGATGTAGGTACAAATGGCGCTAAGATTGCGAAAGCAGCGCAAGAGCACGCCAAAAAGGGTGGGCTGGTTATATTTGTGACTGAGTGCGTTAAGAGTCTAGGATTGCCACCAGAAAGCATTATCAAGCACTTTGCGTTAGCTAATGGTTCGCTTGTCTGCATAAAAGACAACGATTAATGTATTGTTTTTTTATTTACATTAAAGCGCCCTAACAAAACATAGGGAATAAGTTGAAATCGTTTTATCATCACCTTTATGAATTTAACCAAGTCCAATAGCGACTTCGTTATCAATAAACAATAAAGGTCGAACTATGACGCCGCTTGGTACTTTTCCTACGTTAGAAGCCGCAAAGCTTTACTCAGTTCCAGCTGAGAAGACATACAACAGCAATGAAATGGCTATTATTTTAGCTTTTAATGATTTGTATTTGTATTTCAAAAATCACGCAGGAGGAATGCAGTCAGCTCTGTATGACAGAATAAAAACATCGTCAGCGTATGATTTCCGCAATACCACTGAGGACGGTGTGATATTACAAGGAATGCTTAACGCCATCATTCAAGGGGAGCTGGATGAAACTCACAAGCAAAATCTACTTAATTTGCAAGTTGTTCTAGTTGGTGGCTCTAATGCGACGAGGCTCCCTTATGAGAGCGTGACACAGGCAGATTACGATCAAGCAAGGCTGGCGCAATCGCCGTCAGAAGTAGAAGTTAACTACCCAAGCCAAGACTACATCTTGAACAAGTATCGAGAGAAGATTTCGGTCATAGTAAATATTACTGAGGCTTTACCTTTTGCTGACTCTATCACTTTTATTGCCTCAAGTGGCAATACTGAGGTAATCAACGAGGTTGTAACGACCAACTACGCGCTAGATAATAGACAACGAGCCGTTATTAATGTTCCTGCTAATTTCGTCGGAGCATTATCAACAGAGTTTAACTACTCGGGTTTACTGACAAAAGTTAAAGCTTTTGCCTCAAGTAAATACACTAGAGATTTTACAGCAAGTATCACTAATTCCGTGGGTTAATTTATGACTACATTTAAGTCTGATTTAGCCTACCCATACCAAGCAAACTTAGGCACAGCCGCAGGAAGATTGTTTGATTCCTCGTATAAGTGGCTGTTTACCGAGGCTGCTAGCGGTCAACCCGCCATCATGCCAGATGTAGATGGATTAGCCCCTCTAGTGATGCAATATGGCACTGAGGGCAGTGTCACCGCTCTCGGGATTTTCGATACAGCAGATAACGGCAACGCAAAAACTAATACATGCGGGTTAGTTGAAAACGTCTTTACGTCAGCATGGTCTGTAGCTAACGCTGATTCGGCTAGGGCTTATTATATTGACTGCTATTACGAGCCTTTAACCGTAAATTTTCAATACCTGTGCCATGGTGGGGGGATCCGAGTACATTGGGATAAAACGACCGATAATTTAAGCTTTCGGTTAGAGCAAATGTCAAGCCATCGATGGTTATTAGATGTACCAGTAAGCACGTTAGGATTAAGTAACGGGGGTATCCTCAGAGTATTCATGCAGTTAGATGAAGCTCGCAACCCTATGATTGTAATCAACGGCATAGATTACACCTCGAATATAGTTGTAAATGGCTCCCCTCATACGGGTAGACCTTATCAATTTTCTAGCGGTGAATTTTACTTAGGTAGAACTGGTAGTTGGAATAATTATTATGGTTGGTCTGGGCATATAAATGAATTTTTATTTACCGATAATTGTGCGGGTAGTGAATTAACCACCATAGAGGCTATAGCATTAACCTCTAACGAGAGTTATCAGGCTTGGCAGACAAATGACGATGTATTAGATCGTTACGCTCTTAATTTTGATGGTGTTGATGATATAGTTTCAGTGGATCCTGTAAAATTTGCTTTGATAAATAACACTCTTGACGGCAGGCGAGGTTTTATAGCAAAATCCACAGGAGGTACTTGTGTTATAGATTCCGCAGGAGTGAATACAAATAACGCACTAAGAGTAGGATCTAATTCTACATTATGGGGTGTATCTATAGATTTAGCAGCTTTAGGTATCGATATTGAAATAATGCATAAGTATGAGCTTCGTGATACTTATGATGGAACTACTAAGCTCCGAATTATTACAGTAGATGGTGTAATAATTAGTCAAACAAATCCATCTACCATAGCATTACTGCCTATAGACCGTATAGGTGGTAAATCTAATGCTAGTTACGCAGGTATGGTACAGGAATACTGGAATTATGATGCAGTAGATCCTAGCAATAACCGATACTGGTCATTTGATAGGGTATCAGGCCAAACAGTACCCGACTTAATAAACGGTGCAATCGCAACGCTTGTTAATATGACTGATACTAACTATCAGCTAGCTCTGCCCACAAACATTTACTCTATTGGGTCAGGTAAGGATTACACTACCGCAAGTAGCTTTGAGACTGCGACTGTTAACGTAGATGCACATAAAATAGGTCTAGTTTATGGAGATACAGGTGAGTCAGGTACTATCTCAGTAGTAGATCACTTAGGGGTATTACAATTAAAGGCCGCAACTGGTGAGAAAGCTGATTTTAAAGGTGGAGGCGCTAAGTTAGGTACAGCACATATATACGGGGCAAGGTGTACATTCATCTTAAAGGACTTGAATGTATATAGTTATTCAGGTAGCAATGGTGATGCGACGAATAATAATATAATCGATTCTTGTCACATAGATAATAGTGGGGCGGCTAACGGGGTTTCCTATACAGATAACCCTTTAATTGTAAAAAACACCAGAATAAGCAACTGTAATAGAGGTGCTTATTCTGGTTTAAATACACTGAAAATCAATGTGTTCTTCAATGACTGTGTTTTTGTTGATAATGGCGATTACAACGCATTACGAGCAAATTTCACAAACTGCGTAGCAACAGGAGCTACAAAAGGTGATTTCTTACAAGTTGCAGATCTAAACTGTATTAGTGGTGATAGCACAGCTACAGGAGGTGGATCACAAGCTAACGTTGATTTTACAAGTGCGTTCGTTGATTCTGCCTCAAATGATTACAGAATAAATCAAGCTTTCGCTGACACTCATTTAGTTGGTAAAGGTTGGAATTCAAGCGACATCGTTAGTTGGGCTTATCATGCTGCTGTAGTTGGCGTACCTATCGATTTAATCAGCAACGCAGTTGTTCAGCTTGCTTATGCAAGCACAAGTGATATATCGACTATTGCTGCTGCGATTCATAACACTTCGAGTCAAAATTCTGAGCAAGAGCAGCTAGCCGACAATGTTGGTGTTGATATCATTGCGCAGCTTTTTAGTAATAAATCAGAGCAGCTGCAATTGGCTTCAATCTCAGGCGTTGAAATGCTGGCGCAATTTGTTGTGCAAAGCGTCGAGCAAGGCCATTTTACTGAAAGTACTAGTGTTAAGGTGTTAGCTCAGTTAATTAGCCAAAGCGCCGAGCAAGAGCAATTAGCTTCGACTGGTAGTGTTGATTCAATCGCTAAATTATCAAGCCAAAGCTCAGAGCAATTACAGCTTTCCTCAAGTGCTTCAATGGCGTTGATTACAGAGTTTTTAAGTGTCAATAGTGAGCAGCTGAGCTTTTCTGATAATACTAGTCTTGATTCGATTAACAGCCTTGTCAATCAAAATTCAGAGCAGCTGCAATTAGCATCAACTACTGACATTGAAGTGCTGGCAAAACTCCTTAGTCAATCTGTGCTTCAAGAACAATTTTCTACTAGCGCGAGTATCGATTTGTTCATTGATACACAAAGCTTAAGCTCAGAGCAGATGTCTGAGGCGAGTTCCGTTGATATTACTACGGGTGGAGCGTTTAATAGCTTAGACAGCGAGCAAACGTCATTTTCTTCACTCACTAACGCATTAGTGCATGCGTTATTTAATAGCGCTGACACAATTCAAGAAAGCGAAGTGGCAACCGTAACTATTTCACGTAATAGTGAAACTAAAAGCCTGTCTGTTGAGCAATTACAGTTCGCACTGAGTAGCACGTTAAGTGAAATACAATTAACGCAATCATTAAATTCAGAGCAACTTAGCCTTGCCAAGCTAACAGAGATTGAGTCTGGCTTTAGGGCTATCAGCGAAAAAGCAGAGCAGCTTAGTTTTGCTGGTATATCGTCAGTGCTTGAAGTTAGTAAGTTTACTAGTCTACACGCCTTTCAGCAGTCCTTTTGTACAGAGAACGCCTTATTCATTGTCGCAATGCCCGATCTCGATTGGGGCAATATTGCGTCTATGTCACTATCGCCAACTTTCGGTAGTGAGTCTTTAACAGAGCAATCAACAGAGCAAGCCAGTAGTACATCTTTAACAACACAATTTTCAACAACTAAGGGGTAAACCATGAGTCAAGTACCATTTGTTTTTAATTCGGCATATACGGCCTATTTAAACTCAGTAAAAACCGCAATAACAACAGTACATTTAGTAAAAAATTTCAAAGAAGCCGACTTGTATGCATCAGTTGTCGGCGCACAGTCGATGGCTAACATAACAGTAGATCAAGTGGATATGTCAGTCACTACGATTGGCGAAGATGAAGTGCTAGTGATCAATCCAAAGTCAGGGCTATCAAAAACAAGTGATAGTGAATTGCATTTTACGGGGCAGGCTACTTCGGGCACAGGCTCTAGTATTACAAAAACCAGCGCCGCATGGCCTGATTATACCGACAAGGTTGTGCATATTACAGGCGGTACGGGTGCAGGCCAGACAGGTAAGATTACGAGTGTTTCGGGTGATGTGCTTAATTTTGATGCTGCAACATTTGCTACGCCGCCAGATGCAACTAGTGACTTTGATATCCGCGATGACTTATGGACTGTCTACGTGAGCGGATCAGAAGTTGTTTATGCAGTAAATGAAACAACTGATAAAGCGATTGCTGCTGCTAGCTCTGATCAAGTAAATATATCAGCGACAACGATTTATTTACCTAAACTAAAAGTTAAGGCATAGCGCATGAGTGTCGAGTCATTTTATTTGGGGAGCGGAAACCTTATTGTGAGGCGTTTTACCTTTGTTAATGCTGTTGACACTTTTAAAGCTGGTGACTTATTACCGTTTGCAACGAGAAACGCTACAAAGATGGAGCTTTATATTCACGATCAAACCGTTTCAAGTGAAAATGGTAAGCTGGTATTTGAAGACGGCAAGGTAACGATTGATCTCACCGATGTTACTGGGTTAGTCCATAACCGAACATATTCAGTGTCCATGCGCGTATGGGATGATAAGCACCCTGTAAATGGGCAGTTGTTTTGTCATCCAAATATGCCTCAAGGCGCTTTTAAAGTGAAAGCAGTTAAGTCTGAGATGTAAATTAACATTGCAATATAAAAAGGCAGCTTTCGAGCTGCCTTTTTTATTTTTTGATTGCGCCCTAACAAATGATAGGGAATATTATAAAATCGTTTTATTATCCTACTTACTAAATGATTACAGGAAAGAGTAAGTGGGTGAATTGCATTTTCAGGCGATAGCGGTGTTATTGCTGTCGTTTATTGGTGGCTTAGCTACTTACTTGCAAGGGGTTATAGTGCTGGGGAAGGCTAGAAGCAAAGCAAATCTACTATTAGATCTTTTGCTTAGTGTACTGGCTGGTTTCGGCGCTTGGTTTCTTTGTGTAAGTGAGCACTTAGGGATTTGGCTTACTCTTTTTTGTGTTTTAGTGGCAGGGCTTAACGGCGCTGAAATACTACGGGCTTTTAAACAAAAACTACATTCAGTGCTTGGCATTGGTCGGAATAATTAACATGACATTAATAAATGATACTTCAATTTTAATTACAGGCATTGTAATCGCAGTTTTACTTTTCTTGTTAGAGCGTTTTATTTTAAAACGGGGGCATATCAAACTGATTAGTCATCGTTTGGCAAATATTCCGACAAAAAAGGGCGATAGTGTATCGATTGTTTTTGAATACCAGTCCAATGCGCCGTTGCTTCCCTACAGTAAAATAAGGGGGCGTTTGGTTGATAAGGCTGCGCCGACCACGGTTATAGAGTTAGAGCCTAGATCGTTAGCTTTTATGCCTCAAGGCGCTGAAAGGCGAGTCGGATTTATCAATAGGCGCTCAAGCCAATGTCAAGAATACTTACACTTTCCCATCAAGCCATTTTTGCAATCAGGTGATGAAGAATGGGAACTGCATTTAGAAGTGATCACTATTGGCTGTTATGTAAACCCTTTCTATAAAATATTCCCTATTATTGCGCGTTTGCGTGGTGATATTTCAATCAAACAGCCAAGAAGGTAGTCCCATGCAAAACGGCATAAAAAAAGTGGGTGCGAGTGAAGTACTTAACTTTTCTGATATTCACCCTAACGGGTTAAAGAAAGTCTCTCAAGCTTTTAAGCGAAACGGCCTAGAGGTGCTCGACTTGGCTGCGAACAATCGCAAGATTAATCGTAATGGCATGCAAACCAAGAAAGCGGTATTCGTGCTCGCTGGCGGTCAAGTGGTTGAACTGCGCATCAATGATACGGGTGACATTTATCAAGTGGCGCTTAATAACAAAGTATCACCATTCAAAGAACATAAAAAAATAGCTTATTTGATTAAAGACATTTCAAACTTTGTCAAAAAGAATCAGTCGGCGTTTGATAAAAGCCTATTAAAGAAAATAACAGCAGCTACCCGTAAAGAAGCCAAGCAAACACAAAGCGGTTTATCGTCTACAGCTGGCGAACGTGTAGAGAAAGCAAAAGACTTGCTAACTCAACTAAAAGAGCGCGTAGAAGGTTTACGCAAGCTAGTCTCAACGCTGCAAGATGACGTCAGTCAATTGGAGGCTGATATCGAAGCTGAAACAACTAAAGCAACAGTTAACCGTGAAACTATCACACAGCTAAAAAAGCAACGCGAAGAATTAACCAATAAGGTAGCCGCTTAAAATGTCAGATATAAAATTCAGTAAACAATCAGCTATAGCTATTATCGATAAAGACTCTCCTGCTTTAGCGCCATGCGATAGCGTTTATGCGAAGCTCGCTATTGGTAAAGATAATCATTTGCTACATGAGCCTATGTCATTTGATGACGCTGAAAATATAATGCTCGCAGGCTGTCAGACGGTGGAAGGCCATAATGCAGAACAGGAAGAAAGCGGCCTTATGCTGGCGGCTATCTCCACTAAGTTCTCGCCTGCCCGTTTAGAGCGCACAGTAAAAGCATTCGCTAAAAAATTAAATACCTCTTTAACAGGTACAGGTTTAGAAACTGACGGTATTACTATCGGTAAACCTCGCGTAGCTGGCGGCTTTGCAACGCTAGTAACACAAATAAAGCTTAGTGACGGTCAAGCTATCAGTATGCTTTTTCATGCGCCTGATGAAGATCCAGCGAAGTTTAACCAAGATGATACGTTATTCGCCTTTATGTTTAGGCTTAACACTAAAGATGTGACTAATGTTGTCGCTCCTTCGGGTGGTATGGATATTTCTATTGGTCAAGCGACCATGGTGCTATCTAATTTAGCGGAAAAGAACTCAGGGGCTTTTGTTGCACGTAAAACTGCGCAAGCTGAAAAGAAGCTAGAAGCGGAAAAGCTAGAGCTTGAGCTTGAAGAGTTGAAAGTTGAAGGCGCTAAGCTTGCAGAAGAAGCGACAGGGCTGGAAACTCAAAAAGCCGATTTGACCGAAAAACTTAAAACTCGCAAAGGTATGGCAGCTAAGCAAGAAGGCACTATAACAAGCCTTAACGCTGAAATTAAGCTAGCTACGCCAGCCAAAAAAGAGCCAGAAAGCAAACTAAACCCTGAAAATCCTTTTGACGTAACTAACGATGATAGTGAGGGTCGCTATTCTGGCAGTCAGATATCTTTTACAACGAGGGGCGGTGAAAGCTTCACAGGTAAGGTTATTGATATCGTTAACGGTGGTAAGTTGTTAAACGTCAATGTTGACGATATGGCTGCTGCCTCACTTAGAGTTAAGTCGAGAGATATAACCTCTATAGACAAGTTGGTAGACAATGAAGTAGGCGATAAGCCAGCCAAAAAAGAGCCAGAAAAGAGCGTTGAAAAGTCGCTAGAAGCGCCTTTTATTAACTACAAAGACTTAGCTAGTCATTATCGTTTTTCTGGCTTAAGCAGGCAGCAAGCTTGGGATAAGTACGTTACTGATACTATAACGAGCACTATCGTTAAAAGCGACCAAGTAGACGCTAAAGAGTTTTTGGCGGCTTATGATGCGATCGAGGGTGGTTATAAATCAGATAAATACCCTAGTGTTAAAGCCGATTTTGAAGCCAAGGCCAATGATGCAGCTACTAGCACTGAAAATGATTTGACCGAACCTACCGAAGCACAGAAGCTAGCTGGCAACTACAAAAAAGGTAAAGCTAAGTTTCAAGGGTTAGATGTTGTCATTGAAAACCCTAAAGGCTCAACTCGCTCTGGTGTTGGTGCTGATGGCGAAAAATGGTCTACCACAATGAAAAGCCATTACGGTGACATTGTAGGCACTAAAGGTGCTGATGGCGATAAACTGGATATATTTGTCGGTGAAAACCATGAAGCTGAAAACGCTTATATTGTCGACCAAACAAATCAAGACGGCTCTTTTGATGAACATAAGATCATGCTTGGTTTTGACAGTAAAGAAAAAGCTAAGAAAGGCTACTTGGTTAACTACGATAAAGATTGGCAAGGTTTAGGTAATATTACCGAGATTGCTATGGAAGATTTGAAAAAGTGGATAAAAGGTGAGACTGTTAAACCATACCGCCCTATTTCTGGTGTCACAGAAGAGTCAGCGGTTGCAGAAGAAATGCCAGAAGTTACCCTTGTTACTGGTGATGAATGGAATGAAGTTAGAAAAGATAAAAACATCAAAAAAATAAGCAGTACAATGGGTCGTTTTGGGGCTGACTATGAGGTAATCTTTAAAGATCTATCATCAAAATTTTATAAGTTTTCAGAAGAGATGACAGCAAGTAATGATGACCTTAGAAAACCAACTCAAATTAGATTGGCGATGGCTAAAACTGATTTTGAGAAAAAACTTGCGACTCTTGGTGCTGAGTCCGAAACAGCCAGTAAAAAGGTTAATGATATAGCCAAGAAATACAAGCAAGGTAGCGACCTTATTAGTGATGAAGGTAAAGATGATCCTGAATTTAAAGCTGCTGACAAAGAGTTTAAGCGCATAGATGTTCAGCTGAAAGCTCATATAAAAACGAATAAAGAAGCTGCTGCGGATTTTTCTAAAAGAGCCAGTAATGCTTATAGAGCAGGCATAACACCAGAAGAAGCAGCAAATATTAAAGAAGGTGTGCGCTTTGATGATGTTACTACCTCACAAGGTCAAATTGACTTATGGGACAGCATGAAAAAAGGCGATGTTGTTTATAGCCACCTAGGGCGCAAGGTTGGCGCTGTTGTTCGTAAGCCGACCAAGACTATGGACACTGTTTTATTAACGCTTGAAAATGAACGCGATGCTAAAATTGACAGCCAAAAAATAACAGGAACAAGCGTTAAGAAATTACGCAAGTTAAACGAAAAAGGTCAGGCTGCTAATGATCTTCATCTAGCTCAAGAAAAAGAGTCAAAGAAAGGCGTTAAAGTTGAAGGTGATGTTTTCTATCAAGGCGGCGTAGACTTTGAGATAACTATGGTTGATCTCGATGCACAGCAAGCAGAAATAACCCAAGGCGGCTATATGACTTGGGTTACTAATGCTGATAGCTTAACGCCTGATTACGGTATTGTCGTAAAAGGTCTTAATGATGATGGTATTGATCCTGAACCTGATGGTGGTGAAGATATCCCAGCGGAAGAAGCGCCAGCCAGCGAGTTGAGTGTAAGCGAGCAAGCTAAGGAAATTACCGATAAAGGCACTATCAGTGCGGAAGATTATAAGATAATTCAGGCGAATGAAGAATTAGAGCTGGCATTGCAAGATACGCTGGACTCTCTTTTTACTAGACGATTGTATGAAGTGGTTAATCATCTACGTGATAGCGGCTGGAATAAGTCTGGTGATGATTACATTAAAGGCGATACAGTCCTAACTAAAGAGCTTCGCAATATTGGTGCTGGCGCTAATGTATCAGCTGTTGCTTATGATTTAGCTAGCCGTGAAACTAATGCTACCTATGAAAATTTTGGTGGTGTGAAAGATGACTTAACGCTGACTACCGAAGAAATAGCCAGCAAGCTAAATGATTTTGCTAAGTCGGTTGCTGATGATTTGATTGATGAAAAGGTTAGCGCTAAAGCTATAGCAGACCTTGAGGGTGATTTAGAGCCGTTAATTAACTCTATGCTTGATGAACTAACAGAGTCAATCCCAGCGAGCCGATTAAAGTTATCTGATGATTTTAAGCGCCAGCTTTACGACTACAGTAAGTCAGTAAGTGATATTCCTTTCAATACGGTGGATAAAGAACGTTCTTTATTTGTTGGTTATGCTGCTCAATCTCTATTCTTAGATACTGCATTAAATGAGTTGCAAAACGGTGGCTTTATTCCTTTAGATGTAAACCTAAAAGACTTGCAGGATAGAGAGCCTACCCCACAAACCATTGAAGAATATCTCGATGGTGGTGGCGAAGGTGAATATAACGCTCAAGCGGCTTATGATGATGTTCTCAAGCTGGCGAAAGAATTTGATATAGATGTTAATGCTCACATTGGTAAAGATCTCGAAGATGGCGGCTATGATGTTCTTATGGTTGACCTAGCCAAGAATGACAAAAAAGCGACCATGCAAATAATGGGTGGTAATGCTAAAGCAGCTATGTTTATTAATGGTAATCGTGCAGGGCAATTCGGAAATAACGCATTCTTTGAATTATACAGTGAAGATCCCGACACAAGACGCGAGCGTATGGAAGCTTTCTCGCTTTGGGCTTCGCCAGAAGAGGCGGCAACGCCAGCTAAGCCAGAAGCAAGCCCGACTAATGATGCCTATAGAAAGCTTGAGCAATTAAACCGTGGCTTGGTTAGAGATATGGCTAGCAGCTTAAGCACTATCAAAGGTATTGATGATGGCACCGCGCAAGGGTATGAACGTTCTTTATTCGTCAATTCGATTACGGGTAAAATCAAAACTCAACACAGACAAGGCAATCAAACTGTTGTTGATGCTGCATTAGATTATATTGAAGCATTCCAAAGCGAGCGCATGAACAAGCCAGCCATTACTACTCGTAATGGTGTATGGAAACTACGCTCTTTTGATGAGCCAGAAGCAGAAGAGGTGCCAGTGCAAGAAGAAGCCCCTAAAAGCGCATTAGACAAGAAATTCGATTTAGCCGAGCAAATGGGTGGCGCTAACTATTGGTACGGCTTTATGATGCGCCCACCATCGCTAGGCGCTATTCCTAAAGCTAACACTACAATTATGTTAGACAATGAAGAGGCCAGATTGATATTTGATGCTGTTCAAGATAAGCGCTCTATTCGTCATGGTGCCGTTGGTTACGCTGAAAAATTAAGTGGCGCTGATATTAAGTCATTTGAACTTGTAGAGCTTAACTTCGAGTCTAAGTCAGAGCAGCGCGAAGAGGCTGGCGTTAATCGAGAAGAGATAATTGAGCGTGTTATAGATAATATGAAGGCCGATGCTGAAAGTGATGGCTTAACTATTGTTGATTATATTGAATCTCAGTCAAGTAATAATATTAAAAATGCTTTAGGTAAAATATTACGCCACTTCCCTGAGTTCGATGAAGAAGACGATCATCCTGATTACTTGGTGCTTGAAGATGTACTTGAAAACACCACATGGGAAGAGTTGAGCGTTGTAGCTGAGAGCTTAGAGCAGCAACCTAGCAATGACACTGCTATTGCTGGTGGCGACTCTGAGCAAGCTTCTGTATTAACTAATCGTGCTCAGGCATTAATAGATAATCCGCCAGCTGATAGTGATAGCTTTGATCAGGTGCTTGATACTTTGGCTAGTGATATTGAAGATGCTGGCTTAATGGAGTCATTAGAGCCGAAACTTAATGAAGCAGCTGATCTATTGTCTGAGTTGCTTGAGCTTGAGGCAGAATAAGCATGAATTTAAGTTTTAGTGAAAAACGAAAACTTCAAAAACAGCTAGTCGAGAGCCAAAAAGCTCTCAAGGCTGGCGGCTTGACGTTTTCTGACAAACGCTCAATACAAAAAACAATTAAGTCTGTTAGGGCTTCGCTGGGCATGGGTAGGCTAGGAAATCAGGGCGATTTAAACAAACTATCCCCTGATAAGTTTAAAGCCGCTGTAAATGGCTTAGATTTATCCTTATCCAAATTAAAACGTGCTACTGTTGAGTATATCGGTGCTAACTTGAATGAGAGTAATATCATTACCATTGGAAAGGGTAAAAAAAAACAGAAAAGTTTCATTCCAATACTGACTAGGGTGATGGAGTTTTTCTTAGATGAACTTATGGGTAGCTCTAGTGCAGTTGCCATTAAGCTTAGTTTTGAAAAACTACCTAGAGGCCATTATGGTAATACCGTTTTTCAGGTAGGCGAGAAGAAGAAGTTTAACTTGCAATTATCGGATAATGTTTCATTCGATATGATGCTTATAGGCTTGGCACATGAGCTAACGCATATAGCGCAAGTAGCCAAAGGTGAGTTGGTATTTAAGACACCATCAACCGTTGAATGGCGCGGATCTGAGCTTACGATTGATTCATCAGCCGTGATAGGGGCTAAGGACTTTGATTTTAAAGCTTATCAAGCGCTACCTTGGGAAAAAGAAGCACGTAGAAATGAGTCAAGATTAGTGGCAATGGCTAAAGTTGAATTCAAAGGCTACCATTTGCCTGATATGGAGTGGGCTACACTTTTCGAGTAGGCTTTAACTAACGTGTAAGACTGAAAGCCTCATGTTTTAACGCAGCTGGTCGTTATTGTATGGGGTTTTTTATTAATTACAGGTGTTTAATACTTCGTCTATTTTGGCTTGCTCTTTCTTGTCTATAGATAAATCCCATCTTGCTTTTATTGCTACCCAAGTCCTTATGTAATCACAATGAAATGACTTGTTTGGCGGCATCCAGTTAGCAGGATCTCTCGCTCCTTTGCTTCGGTTCGCGCTAAGGCTCACAGCAATTAGTGTGTAAGGGTAGTCTATATCGTTAGCGTATTCCTTTCGCTTATCTGATGACCAATTGCCACCACCAGACAAATGAACCTCCTTTAGTGGTACGAAGTGATCTATATCTAGTTTTGTAGGTGAGGTGAATTCTTTTCCTGTGAATGGATCGTACCAAAGTCCAGTAAGTACTTTGCACTTTTTGGTGTCTAGCGTTACAGGTGCTAACGACTCAGCAATCAAAACCTCTTGCCTTGTATTCTGGCAATCTTTATCGAAGTCTATCCAGCGCCCGTATAGGTTTCTGTCGTAGTCTTTACTTATGGTGGCGCTACTTAATAGTAATAGAGTAACGGCAGCAATTGCGCGCATAGGTAACGCCTCTTTATTGGTAATAACAATAATTATACATCAACTGTCCACTGATTTTGTGGATAACTCAACAGGCGTCGAAACACAACACAATGACAAATAAAACACGATTGACACACAAATAACTTGCAAGTAAAAATGTACTTGTATATATTGTGCTTAAGCCAGTCGTTTCTCTACGCATTCTTTAAGGATATTACAATGTACTCAAGGCACTATATTTCTACAGGCGACCAAACCAAAATGTACACGTTACGTCATCAATTCGAAGAAAAAGTATCTTTCTTGGGTGAGGGCGGCGTGGCTGAGAGCGCTGTTGTTATGCGTGATTGGCACATTCAAAACCTATCAAATAACAGCGAACAAGCGATTAAGCGAGCTGGCGAGTTAGGCTTTAAGGTGCAAAAACCTAAGTTTACACTTGAGGAAATTATTCGAAGAGACAGTGAGACTGTGCAGGCGGCGCGAGAAGCAGCAGAAGAGCGTTTTTTGACTACGCAAAAAATGAAATTAGATCATGAGTTGCAGCTAGTTAAAGATCATTGCTTTCCTTTTGGTCGAAATGAAGGTCGCACCTTTGAGTGGATGATTAGCGATAAAGGGGATGACTGGGCTGGTTACTGGATGAATTACGGCAGGCAAGAAAGTGCTAATGCGACAGTTCAGTTTATGGGTAAGGTACTTGAAAGCCTTTACCCTGAAATAGCCAGAATAACTTTTTTAAGCGACTCAGGTAACGGTAAGTACTTTGGCAAGATTGGTGTTCGCCAAAAGAAAATAAAAGTAACTAATGTAGCGAGTTATGGTTTTGATGGTTTTTACGGTTACACCTATATTGAAAAATTTCTCACTGAGTCTGGTGAATTGTTGATGTACATGGGTTCAGCTTGCATTGATTGCCGTAAAGGTGATGAGTTAGTAATAAGCTTTGGTATCAAGTTGCATGAGACTTATGAAGGGGAACATCAAACAAAAATACAGCGCGTAAAGGTTCATGATTAATAGCCTTTAATTCCCAAAAGGCTATTTTTATTTAATTTATAAATCCTAACAAATAAACTAAGGTGTTAATAATGACAGAAATGACAGTTAAGCAACTAGAGTGGCAATTGCACAGTGTTCAACTAAATCTTGATAAAGCAACAACTCAAGTGAAGAATAGGCCACGTTACGGGCGTAGTCGTTTTGCGAATAAGGCAGGAAATGCAAGCTTTATTGAAAACACAAGGCGAAAGGCTAGATTGTTAGAACGAATCGAGGCTCAAAAGTTAGTTGAGGCCAATAACGCCGCATAACAACTCTTAAGTGACAAGCCCCTTTACTGGGGCTTTGTCAGTAGTATAGTTTGATCATTATGGATAGTATGACTAAGAAGTGCGCTGAAAAGCCTTGTAAAAACTGCCCTTGGAAAAAATCATCTCTCGTTGGTGGTGCCAATATTCCACGGTTTGATATTGATTTAATGCGCGGCTTGTCGAGTACTGTGCCGCCAAGAGATTCTAATCAAGATGGCATGTATAAGATTTTTGCCTGTCACGATAGCAAAGTAGGTAATGAGTTTGCTTGTGCTGGCTATGTTGCCGTACAGGGCTATCAAAACATTAACGTTAGGCTTATGGCGATGATGGGGCATGTTGATATAATAGCTGTCGAGGATGCTTGTAGTGATTACGAGATGTATAGTAACTTTCATGAAATGCTAGACGATTATGAGGCAGCTCAGTAACAAAAAGGATTTATGTATGGGCTTAAGATTTCAAAAGCGAGTGCCCGTTATTGGGCGCGTTGTTTGGCTTAATGCGAGCAAGAATGGTTTTTCTGTATCGATAGGATTTAGAGGCTTTTTCTCGTTAAATATTGGTAAGCAGGGCATTATAGGAAGCCTAAATATTCCTATTAGTGGCGCAAGTTATCGTAAGAAATTAATTAACTTTAAGAGAAAAAAGGAAGTTTTAAGTGAAAGTGACTAAAGCAAATATAATAAAGTCCGTCGAGCAGGCGACAGGCATAAAGCCTGACCTTGAAAAATACGAGGGCAGTTATTATTGGCTTGGTAAGGAAGCTTCGTTGTTTTGTGATCGGTGTGTTTATGTTTCAGCGCTAAATAGTCCGAAAGCAAGCATTGAGGTATTCGTTAAAGACTTCAAAGAAAAAATAGCTGAGATTGAGCGCGAGTACGAAAAACCTATAGTTGAGGTTGTAGCTGGCATAGATTGGAATATTGAATAAGAGATGTTAATAAGGAATATTATGAAACTTAAAACAGAAAGTGATTATCAAGAAGCGGTAAAGCATCGCGCTGATCTACTTGAGGCTTATTCTTTTTTGGGAACGGCAAGCGCTGATAGTTTAGATAAGCAAATCAGTGAAGTTGACGCTCAAATAGAATTGTACGAAAAAAGCATCAGTGATTAGTTTTAGTTAAAGAGTTGAGAGTGAAGAAATGAGAAGCTTAATAGTAGGCCAGTGGTCGCAATTGCAAGAGAAAGATGAGCAGCTTGGTGCTGCAATCGATACTTACTTTGATGATGGTACAAAAACTGGTGAGCTATTCATTGCTGATGCGCAGGGAAATAAAAAACAGATATCCATTAAATACAAGTGGCGTATTGCTGATGGCTTATTGATTGAAGAAATAGTCTCAATTGATAAGCGAGGCATTAAGATGCCAAAAGAATACAAAGCGATTAAAAAAGGCGTTAGATACTACGCTAAAGTCATTAAATTGGATGAGGATGTTTTAGTTGTTAAGCCTCGAAATATCGCAGGCTTTACGGAAAATATAACGTTCTATCGTCACGACAAAAACACACATTAAAAAAGGCGCTATAAAGCGCCTTTTCTCTACCTAAGAATCGCTAGTTACGCGATAAGCTTTTCCATTTCTTCATCTTGAACAAATGCACCTAAATTACTTTCGTTAAGTGGTTGATGTTCGTTGCTAAGCATTAAGCCGTGTAAATCAAGTTGCTGAGTGTAATAAATCCAAGCAGCTGTTATATCTAATACTGGCTCCCCATAAGAGAGTGATTTATAGGTTTGCAAGTCGATAACTTCATCAAGCGCTAAATCTATCTCTATCAGCTGGCGTTTAATGAGCCACCAATAAGCCCCAAACGCGCGATAGCGTATTGGTTGTTTTTTTATGGACTTTGCAAAGGACTTGAGCAGATCGCCTGTTATCTGGCTTTCTGTGGCTCCTTCCACCTCAATAACTTCTTTTACTTCTTCTTTCGTTAAAATAGTCAATTTCTTATCCTTCGATTAGGTCAGTGTTATAGAACTCACTATGATCACTAACGGTAACACCAAGCTCTTCACATAAGCGAACTATAGAGCGGATCTTGGTGTGCTCTTCGCTGGTTTTATGTTGCTCTGCAATAATGACTCTAGCATTAGGTTGCTTAAGCTCTCGACTGCCGACATCAATAAACATCGCCTTGTCCCAGCGCCCACCATCCTTAAGATTTAAGTATAAGCGACCAGTAGCACCTTTAGCGACTTGTTTTGTTTTGCGGTTAGTCTTAAACCACAAGGTTTTTTCACCAAAATCGCTTATTAACGTACTCCATTGATTATCAGCATTAACATTATCAAGGAGTTGCTGATCCGTCAAAGTGCCGCTAGGTATTTCTACAGACTCAGGCTCAGCTTGTTGAGTCTCAGGGTATCGCTCCCTAAGCGCTGCTGTTTGCTTTGCAAGTGCCTCTTCTTTTCTAGCGGCCTCTGCTTCCTCCTTGATTCGGTTGGCTTCATTGATCAGCGACTTTCTAATGTCGTTTAATCCCTCAACAATAGTGCGTGTGATGTTTCTGACTTCATCAGCAAACGGGCTGCTGTCATCATAACCGTCTGGTATTGAGTCAGCTACCATTGATTTGATCTTGCCGCCTTGCTCGCTATACACTGACCATAAACCATCATCTAAGTTTTCACTCGCTGACTCTTTTAGAGCGTCAATAGTGCTGGCTTTGATCGCAACTTCCCATTCAACTAATTGATGGGTAGTGGGCTTGGTGCCATAACTTCGTATTGATTGCAGATAAGACCAGCCAAACAAGGCGCGCCCCATAGATTCATCAATTTCCGCTTCTTTATTGGCTCGTATTAACTCAAGCCCGTAGTTAGCGAAAGCTGTCACCAACACTTGATCATGCTTGCTTGGGTAAATAACGTTTTCAGAAGTTACCGCAATATTGGCAATTTGGTTTCCTTGCCATGCGCTTTCACCTTCAAAGCCTTCATAGTTTTCCGCTGTTGCATACTTGAAAAACATTTCTTTGCTAATAGTGCTTAGCTTGCTTGATAGTAGGCTAATACTCATCTTACCGCCTTTAGCGAACTCAGCCTTAACTATTGACTCGCTGGCGCTGTAGGTTGATAACTCGTAGTTTTGAGTGATGTTAGTTAGTAATGTTTCTGACACCTTACCCAAGCCGTAAGTACCAAAAATCATTTTTAGGCTAACTTTGTTTTTAACATGGTTAATTTTGACAACTTCATAAATATCACCTGAGCTGTAACGCTCTTTGCTGGTGTAAATATCGCCAGCTTTAACCGTCTGACCACTGATAGGTTCAATGACGAATTGATCAGCTGGTAAGTCGGTTGGATCTGTATCGATAACACCTTGTTGCACAGCTGCTTTAATTGTTGCTTTAAGTTCTTTAAGGTCAGTTTCCTCTTTACCCCAAAGCTCCTTTTTGTTTCGTAGGCGATTGTACTTACCAAGCGCTGTAGATATACGCTGCTTGGCTCTTAAGGCTGCTTTATCTTTAGATGCTTGTGCTTGTGCTTCTAATTGGGCTTTAAGTTCTTCGGGGTTTTTAGCAAGTAATAACCGAGCTTCTGCCAGATCGTTAACCTCTTCAAAATCCACGCTGTTTGCATCGCCTTTTAATAACGAGGCTTGCCAGCTGGCTTTTTTGCTTAACGCCCGTAAACGGAATTCATCAAAAGAGCCTTCGGCTAGATAGTTTTCCTCTGTAACAAACTCTTGAGTACCACCTATGCGCCAGATCCTCCCGAATCGCTGGATCAAGCTCGCTGGTGTCCATGGTATTGTTAAGTGATGCAGCTTAGTAGAGCCGTGCTGCAAGTTTATACCTACTTCTGCCTTTTTATTGCAGATAAGGAACTTGTAAGCACCTGTATTAAATCGGTCGGCTAAATCTTCAAGAGCGCCAGCCTCTTTATCTAAGTCGGTTGATTTCTTGCCTTTGCTAACCGTATCAGCATTGATTATGCCTATTTGGTCTAGTGGTACACCTAAGTTATTAGCAATGATCCGCTTAAGCTTTTGGTGTTGGCTTTTTTCTTCGGTGAAAATAACCTGTTTACCACCATTTTTGTAATCATCACGCAAGCGCTCAATTAACTTTGCATATTTAGGTGTAATAGGGTGGTTAATGTCTTTTTGATCAATACCAGCTTTAACAAGTGCCTTGATGAATTCATCTTCAAAGTTTTCATTAATTACAACGATGGTGTTTTTTCCGCTGCTATCAACACTTGCATTAAGCTCATGTACTACCGTTAGTTTTTCACCAGCTTTCTTAACGATTTCTTTTTTCTCAGTGATAACGCTAGGTATAACAATGTCACTTAACACTTCTTTGTGTTTCTTTGGTAACACAAAGGTAATTCTTTTGTGGTACAAATCAATGTCAGTTGCAACACGATCCATATCTCGAATAATACTAAAGATAAAGTCGGTCGGTTCGCCGTCTTCGTCTTCTGCGTCAAGAATGTTTAACGCTCTATCTTGTAGCTCTTCATATATGTCAAGCTGCTCTTGATTGAGTGTTGTTTTATTATCAACAACTTTTTTATCTGGCATTTTAACGTCAGTTGCAACGTCTTGAACTTCTTTGGCTATAACCCAGCGATGGTAAATACTTCTAAGTGCGTCTAAATTCTTAAAGCCTGCTAAGCCTTCTTTTGATTCGACTTCACCTGAGAGCTTTTGAACGTCCATAGTCTCAATGCGACCAAAGACCTTGATAAAATCATCTACCGTGTAAATCCCGTACTCTTCCCATTCCGCTGGCGTCATAACATGCGATAGCATATTAAAAATATCAGTAGGGCTGTTTACTGTTGGCGTGGCTGTCAGCATATGAATACCTTTGCCGCCATTTTGTTCACGTAAGTAACTCGACTTGATGGCTAGGTCTGCTGCTGATTTAGCTACGCCGCCTGTTGGTAAGTAAGCGATTTCATTTGCTCTACGACCAGCTTTAAATGCATTTCGGTAGTTATGAGCTTCATCGATAATAAGCTTATCGAAGCGCATATCTTCCCAGAATGGATACTCACCAGACTTGGTAGTTTGATTGGCATGGTATTTAGATTGAAAGCCTTCTTTTTGTTTAGCTTGCTTGTAGCCATCTTTGCCAATGCTGGCTCCTTGACCACCAAGTTTTCGAATAGCATCAGCGCCACTCATAAGCTCTTTGTTGACCATGTTGTCTACATACTTTTCCATGGAGCTAGGGCGCATAGGGATAGCAGCCAATTGCTCTTTGGTCATCACCACGATGTCGTAATTTGTATGAGGGATGGTAGCCATACGGGCTAATATTTCTTTGCTGCCAAGCTCTTTTACCTGATCGCGGTATTCTAGTTCGCCCGTAACGTCATTAATCTTGTGCTCGCCATCTTTATCAAGCCACTTATCTTGCTGAATAACGCCTTTTTTGTTTTTAACAGGTTCAAGCCCGACAAATAAAATTCTCCGTTTATCACCAAAGAAATGCTTAGTTTCGTGATACCAATTTGTGATGAGTGATTTAGGCACCGCATAACAAACTTTTGTACAACGTCCTTTTTCCAAGTCTAAAGCGACAAGGCCATTAGCTGTATGAGATTTACCTAAGCCAGTGCCGAACGCTAAAATACCGCGCCCGTCTTCGGACATTCTGCGGATCTCTTTGTTTTGGAATGGCATGTTTTTAACTTTGCCTGAAACCTGATCAAGCCCTAAATCGTGCTCGCCATGCTCAAAAGGTAGGTTGGCGTTAAAAGTCATGTTGTATTGATTTGTGATGTAGTCAGCATCAGCATGCTGTCTTATCCAAAAATCAAATTCACTTTGCAGTGTATGAATACGAGCTAGGTTGTCGGCGCGATCTTCTTTTCGCTTACTGAAAGCTTCGTTATTCAAGTACTGCTCTAACTGACCAGCAAAGGTATTGCTTTCACTGTAAGTAACAAATCGCCCTGTTTGTTCATTGAGTCGCATATCAATATCACGCGAGGCCAAGAATTCAGTAACGTAGTTGCTTTGCATCCATTTTGCGTTTAACTCGAACTTGATGTCATCAATCGACGTTTTCTTTCTTCGTTCGTTGATGCGCTCTTGCTGTGCGATAAACTTCGCTTTAACAGCAGGGTCTTGCTCGCGCATGATTGCCGAAGATAAATCATTAAGCTTTTGTTTAATATCACCAGAGCAATAACGGTCAAACGGGTAAAGAGAATCACCACTTGCTGAGAAAGCTATTTCAGGAAACTTCGCCAGCTGCTCAATAGTTAAATCATCGCCCGTATATAAGTCGTTAAATTCAGTCAAGTTAACGGGCATTAAGTCTTTATCTAAGAAAAGGTAATTAACGACATCAACAGGGTCGCTAAAGTCGTATTGTGCTGCTACGCCTTGTGCTTTTCCGCTCATTAAATCAGATAGGTTGCCATCGCTATCAGTTGCATTGATAAAGCGGTCTAAACTGCGTGATAGGCCAGCAATCGCTTTGTTGTTTTTGGCTATGCCTGTCTTAAATTGCTCATCTTTGATCATGGCAATAATTTTTAGGCGCTGATCTTCGCTTGGGGCTTCCATGTATTCGTTAATCATTTGCCCGATTAATGTGCCGCGATAAATCAAGTCATGGTTTGATTTATCGGCTTTTTGCATTGTATCGAGTGCATGCTTAGTGATGGGTGATAATGCTCTAGGTGTGAGCTTGGCAACGTTTTTGATATTTTCTGAGTTAAGTTTTAATGCGAGTGCTTGCTCAGCTGTTTCTAAGCTAGCGCTTAACTCTTGATATGATTCGGTGCCAAAGATGGCCTTGTCAATCTTGCCGCTATTTGGGATAGTGAATCCGCTTGGCTCCCATTGTTCGCCATCAAATTCAAACCATCCACCATTGATCAGGCGAGTATCACCCTTGTTATAATTAACAATCACAGTAGGGGCTGT